TGAATCAAAGAATGATTCATAATTGTGATATTGTTTTATCAGAAAGAGGTACCCAAAAAATATTTGTTTTAAATCCATTCAGGGGTTTTGGTCAAGATAATTATGGTATTGCATCTGATGAAATTGGTAAAATTCAAATGCCCTATCAAGGAGAAATAGCTGGCGATATAATTCCTAAACATGCACATATAGCAATTGACTTAAGTATACATTGGACGGTTTCTGCATTGAAGGATGTACAAGGAGCATCCATGAATACTAGTCAATTACTATTTACACCGGTTAGTTATATCGATGCAGCATCAAATAGAATGTTTTCAACAGCTACATATCTTAATGACCCAGTTAAAATGCTAATCTATCCATATAACACTAATATCAATAGTGGTTATACTTTTATAAAAGCACTCGCGCCAAAAACAAATATATTAGATCCATATGAAAATGATTCAGAAAACATAACAGACAATAATTCGTTTAATTTCTTGATAAAGAATCTTAGAAGTGAATCATTTGGAAGCGAAACTGTTGTTCAAAGTAAAGTAAATGAATTTTTGTATATTTATAATAATTTTAAACCTATAATAAAAAATTCAGAAGGAATCCGGACAAGAGAATTTGGAATAAAACCAAATGACATTGAATATAATGAATTACATCCAGACACTCAATTTGCAATAAAAAACTTATTTACAAGTATTACAACATTAATGGAAAAAGAAGAAAATGTAAGTATAGAAAAATTTAGGGAAATTTTCAAAGATTATGCGACAGCATGTCAAAATTTTTATACTGATCGTGACTCAGAAAAAAAGACAAAAAAACCAATTAAAAGTTTTAAATTTCCGGATATAATCGAAACCCTAGCGGTTAATTTGGTTAATTTTTTTAAAAATAATACTGATGAAAATGGTATTTATATCATCAACGCTAATTTGTATTATGACTATAATAACTATTTATTTTTATTAATTAATGCTATTCGTAGTTCAAACACTGGTATTAGTTATACTTTGTATAAACTGCTTGAAAATGAACATACTAATCCTCCTAAAAAAAAACAAAGAATAAATGGAGGCACTGTAAATAGTGATAAAATATTAACCTTGTCTGATTTCACAGGAGATTATGGTTCATATTTGCATATAAATGACCATGGCACATTTTCAATTGAGCCAATTAATACCCAAAAAGAATTAACAGGACTACAGAATATGTTTAAAAAAATATACAAAATAAAAGATGGGGTAGTAAAAAGTCCTGGAAAAAAATCTCAAGAATGGTGGATACAAACCGGAAATTTTATTAGAAATAATAACCGTTTTAAAAATGTTCCTCAGCAGGAGCAAGAAACAATATATAGAGAAATAATTAAAAATGTATTAAATAATATAAAAAAAAAAACAATAAAAAATGATGAAAGCGTAATTACTAAATCAATACAAGACGCATTGAAAAATTATCCTCATAAATTAACTGGACTAAGCCATAAAGAAAGAAAAAGTATTATGGCCATTTCTCCTCAACAAATGCTACCTCAACGAACGGTAATGGTATTCGGTGGAGTGACAAAACGAATCAGAAATAAAAACAAGCTAACAAGAAAGATACACAGAAAAATAAAATTAAGAAAAACATAGAGATGCTCGCCATCAAAAACACACCCCAGAAAAAAGCGTAAAACCCGTAAAAATGAATTATCCAAATAGTATAAACACGCCCCCACCCATGGAAAAAGAATATCAGAAAATGGTTTTCATCATGAACGCCCTCAATGACGGCTGGTCTGTGAAAAAAAACCAGGACACTTATATTTTCAAAAAAAAACACGAGAACAAAGTCGAAATATTTCAGGAAGATTATTTAGCCACTTTTATTGTCAACAACATGTGTCTAAACAATCCCGTTGTCAAAAAATAAAAACTATAACATATTCACGCTAACATGTTATAGTATCTGTTCGAACGTGGCTGTTATTTGCCGGTGCTTCCGAATCCTCCGGCTCCCCGTTTTGTCTCTTCATGGGATTCGACGACATCGACACCGCTAAATCTCTCGATACGGGTCAATATCATTTGTGCTATACGGTCTCCGATTTTGATCGAGTAGGTGGTATCGAGCGAATTATTGATGAAACAGACGAAGATTTCGCCGCGATAGTCATAATCCACAACGCCTGCACCCACGTCGATACTGTTTTTCACAGACAACCCTGAACGGGGTGCAATCCTCAAATAATAGTTTTCGGCGGTTTCGACATCGTCGCCGTGCCATGAAACCGAGATTCCGGTTCCCACCAGACGGCGCGATTGTGGCGGGACATCCATATCGACGTTTGCCATGAGGTCCATGCCAGCGGCGTAATCGGAGCCGTATCGTGGGAGTTGAGCATTTTCGGCGACTTTTTTGACGAGGAGCTTCATTGTGGTAGTTGGTAGGATGCGTTTATGTTGTTTTTATATGCAATAACAATTTGTTCCATATGCATCTTATATATACATAATTGTTTTTCCTAAATATTCTACCATATACCGCAATCTTCTAAACATCTATAACACGACATAATTAAAATTATATGTAATAATATCTGCATATATCACTTATTCGATTCAAAAATATATATTTTATGCAGTCACATAATTATTGCTAAATATTTACATCCGAATGTAATTATTTAGCAATGTTAGAAATTATTTTCTTTTTATGATATATACCCAAGAATCAATGGGAGGTGCCCTTATGCAACTAGTCGCCTACGGCGCACAAGACGTTTTCCTTACTGGAACCCCTGAAATCACCTTCTGGAAGGTCTCTTACAGAAGACATACCAACTTTGCCATGGAATCCATTGAACAAACCTTCTCTGGTCAAGCCGATTTCGGTCGCAGAGTTACCTGCACCATCTCCAGAAATGGTGATTTAGCTTACAGAACCTACTTACAAGTTACTCTTCCAGAAATCAACCAATCCATGGGCAACAACAGTGTCTATGCTCGTTGGTTAGATTTCATCGGTGAGCAACTTATTGCTCAAGTTGAAGTTGAAATTGGTGGTCAACGCATTGACCGTCAATATGGTGACTGGATGCACATCTGGAATCAATTCACCATGTCATCTGAGCAACAAAGAGGTTACTTCAAGATGATTGGCAACACCACTCAACTTACCTACATCACTGATCCTGCCTTCGCCAACGTTTCTGGCCCATGCGCCGCTTCTGGTGGTCCATCCCAAGTATGTGCCCCAAGAAACGCCCTTCCAGAAACCACCCTTTACGTTCCTCTTCTATTCTGGTTCTGCAGAAACCCAGGTCTTGCACTACCATTAATTGCCTTAAAATCTGTAGGGCAGAAAAGTATCCATCCTAAAGTATCCGAGCAATGCTTTAGGGAAAAAATGTTGTGGTCTCGGGACAATGAATTTTGTCAATCCCAGATGCTAGTCTCTTGTTATTAGACAACAAGCGGCAACATATCCAAATTGCGGGAAGTTCTTAAAGAAGAAAAATATTTTGTGCATAAAGTTTATTGTTGTTACAGAGAACATTGTTAAGATACAACAAAAACACGCACAACATATGGGCTACGAAACTGTAAATAAAAGTTTACAGTGGCTGAGATTAGAACTCAGGTATCGTAAAAATGCCCCTTATAATGATGTAAATACATCTGAAATAGATAATCCGCAGCCAAGCCTCTAAGTCCGTTATGATAAGGATACGAGGAAGGTTCAACGACTAAATGGTTATGGGTCTGAGAAGTCTAATCAACTTCAATGAAGGCTTAAGATATAGTCTAGTCCCCAGCATAAGTCTTAATGTAATTTGTTGATCGAATTAAGAATGCTGATAAATACTCCGAAAGGAGGGGTATAAGTGGTTCGTACAGTACCACGAAGTCAAGATCAACATCGATTTCAGACCAATCGGTGAATGCTTATGGGCAGTCAAAAGTCTAAGCGCTAGCAGTGGAACTCAATCCGTTTCAACTGCCTACCAATCCTCTCTTGTCGCTGCATCCCTTTACGTCGACTACGTCTTCCTTGACACTGATGAGCGCAGAAAAATGGCACAAAACCCACATGAGTATCTTATCGAGCAAATCCAATTTACTGGCGATGAATCAGTAGGATCTTCCAGTAACAAGATCAAGCTTAACTTCAACCACCCTTGCAAGGAACTTGTCTGGGTTGTTCAACCTGATGCCAACGTCGATTACTGCTCATCCCTTGAAGGCGGTTCCGTCTTATTCAAGACTCTAGGTGCTCAACCATTCAACTACACCGATGCCATTGATGCCCTTCCAAACTCCGTCCATGCATTCGGTGGTCCTGCTGAAACCTCTGGTGCCAATGCCTTCATCACTACATCTGGTCTATTCCAAATGGCTGGTGCTGGTGATGTCCCATCTGCTGGTGCAAATTCTCAATGGCCAGAGTATGGTACCAATGCTGGCGATTCAGGTGTCTCTGATGCAGGAACCTTCGTTCTTGCTGAAACCGCCCTTGACATGCACTGTTGGGGTGAGAACCCAGTCGTCACCGCTAAGTTACAACTTAACGGTCAAGACAGATTCTCTGAGCGTGAAGGCTCCTACTTCGACGTTGTTCAACCATTCCAACACCACACCCGTGCCCCTGACACTGGTATCAACGTCTATTCCTTTTCACTAAGGCCTGAAGAACATCAGCCATCAGGCACGTGCAACTTCTCCAGAATTGACAATGCTACTCTGCAGCTAGTCCTTTCATCTGCAACTGTCAGTGGAACCTCCACTGCCAAGGTCAGAGTATATGCAGTAAATTACAATGTATTACGCGTCATGAGTGGCATGGCTGGTGTAGCGTATAGTAATTGATAAAATTAACTGCATATATGCAGTGATAATTTCAAAAAAAATAAAAAAAAATTAAAACCATAAAAATTAAAATAACTCAAAAACATAAAAAATAAAATAACCCAAATATAAATATGAAGCTATACGTGGCTTCATATTTATTGAATTAGCTATAGTAATTATTATAATAATAAACTGTTTTAGCCAAACTTGCTTTTTTATTATAAAAACAAAAAACAAGTTAGAGAAAAAATCTATGCATATATAAAATGAGCATTGATATTGTCAATCTTATTGAAAGTAATCCAATTACAAAATTCAATGCGAATTATCAATCAAAAATGATTGAAAAAATCAAAACTATGTTTACTAATTATGAACAGCAACTATTTTTATCTAGTTTTTATTGTTATTTGAAATATGATACTGAAAATGATTTTGTTATTGATTTAGACAATGTATGGAAATGGTTGGGATTCAATGCAAAACAGAATGCAAAAATATTATTAGAAAAAAATTTTGTTATTGACAAAGATTATAAAAAATTGCTTATGCAGCAACATAAGCAAGATGATAAGACACATGGCGGTCATAACAAAGAAATTTTTATGCTAAATGTAGATACTTTCAAAAGATTTTGTTTGAAAGTGGGAACAAAAAAGGCAGATGAAATACATGAATATTTCATCAAATTAGAACACATTATGTTTGAAATAACAAAAGAAGAATGCTATGAGTTGAAACAGCAATTAGAACAAATCGAAAATATAAAAAACAATGAAATGGAAGAAAAAATAGTAAAAGAAAAAGAAAATATCTTGTTGAAAGAATATTGTAATTCAGGACCATTAGTCTACATCATAAAAGTAAAAACTTTTCCAAATCGTGAATATGTGGTAAAAATCGGTCATAGCACAATAGGAATTCAAAATAGATACAATGAACACAAAAAAAATTATGAAGAATGTATTTTGATGAACTGTGTTTCAATAGATAAAAGTAAAGATTTTGAACGATTTTTACATCAACATAATTCGATAAGACCAAACAAAGTAAATGATTTAATCGGACATGAACATGAAAATGAATTATTTTTGATAGGTAAAGAATTGACATATGAAATGATTTCAAGTATCATCAATGATAATAAAAATAATTTCAATTATAACATCGGAGAACTTATGAAAGAAAATGAATTATTGAAATATAAACTTGAAAATAATCAAAATAATTTGAATAATGAACTTTTGAATGAGCTTAATAATACAATAAAAATATTATCTAATAAAATGGATAATATGGAAAAAACAAACAGAGAAATAATAAACAAAATAAATTGCAACAATATCAAAACAACAACTAATTTTAATACACCTTTACCATCATTAGGGCCGAGATTGCAAAAAATAAATCCAGATAATCTCCAATTAGTAAAAGTATATGAAAGTGTAAGCGAAGCTATGAAAGAAAATTCCCAGATAAAACGTCCAAGTATAAACAAGGCAATTGAAAACAATACAGTTTACTGTGGCTATAGATGGTTATTCGTCAATAGAGACATTGACCCAACTATTATCGAAAATGTTCCATGCACAAAAATAACAAAAGTCCAAAATTTGGGATATATTGCTAAATTGAACGCCGAAAAAACCGAAATTTTGAACGTTTACATTGACCGAAAAACCGCCGCAAAATTAAATGGATACTCTTCATCGTCTGCATTGGACAATCCAGTAAAAAAAATGACTATATCGAATGGGTTTTATTACAAATTATATGATGATTGTGATAACTTATTACGAATTCATTTTGAACATACGAGAACTATTCCATTATTATACAAAAATGGATTAGGTCAATATGATTTACAAGGAAATTTAATAAAAGAATTTGTTTGTAAATACGAGTGTATGAAACAACTTTGCATGAGCGACAAAACATTGACAAAAGCAATCGAAAAAAATATACCATATAATGGACATTATTACAAAGAATTAGGAAGTAAGCTGTTTTGTTGAAAATAACAATTCTACAAGACACAAAAAAATAAATTATAATTTTCGGTCTTTCTTTGATTTTCGATATTTCCTTGATTTTCGGTTGTTCTTTGATTTTCGGTTGTTCTTTGATTTTCGGTTGTTCTTTGATTTTCGGTTGTTCTTTGATTTTCGGTTGTTCTTAGATTTTCCACCTGAAAATTCAGATTCTTCTATTCTATGAGCATTTTTAAGATCATTTAACCAGGCAGTTGCTTTATCAATTTCTTTTAGATCAGTTTCATCATCTAGTAAATCCATTATTTCTAAATCTTCATAATTTTGTTTTTTTTTGAATATTTTATTTTGATTATTTTTATTATAACATTCAATTAATTTTTTAATTTTTTTTTCATGTAAAGGACAGTCTGTATTGTTAATTGCTTCATGAAATGATTCAATATTTATATCACAATTATCTAATCCTTCGCATTTTCGGGCATCGTACTCATTTGTCATCCTATACTATACTATACTATTTTATATTTTTTGAATAAAATATAAATGTTTCTGAAAAAATCCACTTAAAAGTTCTCCACCAAACCACCCTATACATGACAACCTATACATCCTCCACCACACAAAATGATTTATTAATGAAAAACCTCATGGAATTTTACAAAAACCGCGAGAACATCGACAAAATGATGTCCATCATCAACGGCGAATCCAAGATCTCCCTAAGAATCGTAGACTGGTTCGTCACCAATTTCGCAAAAAAATACTACACGGTCTATGATTTACCCATTCAACGCACAACCGGCACAATCGATATTACACGATTCAAAGTATACAATGACTACAAGCTCAAACTCAAAGCCTACGCAAAGAAAAAATTCGACCCTTTTTGTCGATGGGAACGCATATCCATTCCCTACGACGAAGAAAAATACATGGAGACCACCATCGGCCAACTCAATTTTTTCAAATGGGCCATCGAGAACAATATCATCGATTACATCCGCACCCATTATGCCGATATTGAGCAAGACATGAATTCACGAAACAGCACATCAAAGCGAAAACCCTCCCTCGAAAACAACGAAGAAATCAAAAACGACAAAACCCGCAAAAAAAGGGAAGAACTATCCGTTTCCGCATGCAAATGCATCAAAAAAGAAAACGTCAAAATTATAGTGAAATTCACTTGATAATATCCATAGATAATAATATAAACATTAGCCACTGATAATGTTTATATGTATGCATAATTTGTTCAATGCCACTATCAAAATACCATGCAGAATCGAGAAAAATGGAACTATAACACCCTTTCAAGAACGGTATACCATCGAATTCGACAGAATAGTTGAATTACCGCCCATCAATACAACGGAATATTCTGAAATGATTGCTCAATTGTTCAATCCAATGACAGAAACCGAAACTTCGACAGAAACTTGCGCAGAAACTTCGCCAGATAGTTCTCAAGAAAATTATCAAGAAAATTATCCAGACAGCTGTGACGAAGCTCCCGAAAAAACCTCTCCTCCTTCCACAGAAAAAACAATCACCATATCAAAAGAAGAAATCATAACCCAAAAACGAAAACCATCGCTAAATATATCATTCAAAAACCGCAAAAAAAGTTCTCATAATTTTTCCGTAAAACGGCAAGACTAAACAAAATCGTCTAAATTCAGATTGAGCTGCATCAAATTTGTCAAAAGACGCTGAATAATCGAATGTTGATTCTGTTTTTTATTCAGATCATTCACATCATCCACATTCATACCGATACTGGACAATCGATTATGATTACGACGAACAAATGGTTTATCGACAACACTTGCCGAAATATTTGCAGTATTGCATAAATGACGGATTTGCAAATCAATCGGAGCAACTAATGTATAACAATTTTTCAACAAAAACTCGGCACCTTTTTGTGTAACCACATATCCTTGCAATCCATAACCAATAAATTGTCTAGCACCCACCATTTGCATTTCTTCATTCACATACAATATGTCATAATCCTTCGTAACCAAATTTTCAAAATCACTTCTCAATATTTTAATACCGTCTTCCAGTATCAAACATGCATCTAGTTTATGTTCAACAACATATTTCCAGCAATTATAGTGACCCATAAAGCACCCTAATTCGCCTAAAAACGCCTGTTTTGTTTGTCGAAATCCACTTCCATTCAAATTGATTCGATTGTTTAGAATCATTTCATTGAGAACATTCGATTTATTTCGGTAATCAATACCAGGAATGCGATGCCATTTTTTACCCGTTTTTTCCCATTGATTTATGAAATCCACCAGCTCATCCCATAAATCGACCCTTTCGTCTAAATTGAGAATCAAACAATTGTCAACCATATAACAATACTATTATACAAATGTTTATTATTTTTTTGTATAATAGATTATTCGCGAAGAGGACGTTGATTTGGTTCGACTTTCAAAGGAGAAGGAACCAACAATGGAATTCTGTCTATCACAGACAATGATTTCAAACTATACAATTCGCCGCGGACAGGGTCTTGTGGATTTACCAAATTGGTGGAACCGATTCCACGTAACATGGATTCAATATCACACGAATTCTTCGCAAAATTTTCGCGGTGAACATTGCCTCCCAATAATCCGTCCCCTGGTAAATACGTTGTTACTGGACGACCATATTGTGCATATGTGTTATAGTTGAGATTTTGTGCAAAGGACCATTGTTCGAGTTGATAATCACCTGGAGAATTTTTCGATGATGTAGATGCCATTTTTATATATCTGTATATATTTCTAGTGAGATTCTTTCGAAATATTCTCCAATTTTTTTTTCAAATTCAACAAATTATTTGTCTCGTCGAATTCCAGATTCGTCATATATTCTCTGAAAAGGGGATAGAAATCACACAAATAATCATATGAAAACATTATTGCTAAACCTAGGGAAGCGTCTTCCGAAAACAAATGATGCGCCGCTGCGGATTTGTATAAATCCATGAACATCGGTAAATCATGCGTATTTTCCCATACAAAATCAAATACATATTGCATGTCGTCGTCGCCGTCAACTTTGTAAAAACACAAGGTGTCTAATACAGTACGGTATTCACCATCATTCGAATAATTTATGGATTTTATTCTGAGGTCTAAAGGAATATGATAACAAGGATGTTCTCGAGGTAACACTGGTAAAAACGGCGCTTTAGACGACATCTTTAGCAATAAAATAACATAATCTATTTATGTTATTTTTTAAG